GGTCCAGGACCTTATGGTCCTTGGGTTCGACCTGGTCCTATGGGAACCTATGCTTCCTCAACCCACGGGACTCATATCCGATTTGTACTCAAAATTTGTCTTTCGTAAGAATAGGTGAAAGATGATCTGGCCGGTCATCATAGGTATTTTGTTTGTGATTTTACTTTTGGTGTTCTGGTTTCACCAGGAACCTCCAATGTTGAGTGAATTGAAACGAAGGTACTGGGCCACATTAGACATGTTACGTCAGACGGGTGATCCGATGTGGAAAGGAGTCCTCAAGCCTTCGATCCTTACAGGGATGAGTGGTTGGGACAAGTCCAAGGGGCCAATAGGTTCAAACGTAAACAAAGGGTACGAAATTTACATCTGTCTGGATGGAGATGATGTAAATTCGGCTATGTATGTACTCATTCACGAGTTGGCACACATGTCTGTACCTGAATATGATCACACGACGCATTTTTGGACAAATTTCGAGGCTCTCAAACAACTATGTGTTCAGAACGGCTTGTACACGCTAGACGGGGAACGCAAGTATTGTGGGGACACTGTGAAAGACGCCAGGAGTTCCGAAGGAACTCGCTCCTAGGCCCGCTCAATAACATACTTCTTAATAATGTAAAACACAACGGCCGCAACGAGGGCAGTCACCACCAAGCCCGTGAGCGAGACGTCACCGGACTCGCCCACAAACTTGGGGACCATCGTACGAAGGCGCGTCTGAACAGGCTTGGAGAAGGCGATCACGGAAGCAACGCCTGCAAGCAGGGCCTGGAACTGCTCATCCGTAAGACCGAAGGGATTCTTGGAAGACCGAGCCGCCTGTCCCGCCGCCTCGCCCTCGCCGCCCATTTGATGATGCTTGCGGGACGCTGAAGGTGCCTGGGGATTCTGAGCGGCGTATGGCGACCCACCGGCCACCTCGTTTTGCATAAGTTCTTCAATAGGTGTTGAGAAATCGGCCATTTGAGATTCATCAATCTTTTTTTCCAGCTGATAATTCTTCAATAATCCGGTTGGAACTGTTTGTGTAGCGGACTCGGGGTCTCGGCTGAGAGCCTTGCGAGCAATCTCTTCGTTGATGGGCATCTCTCCTTCGCGTTCTGGAATTTCATTAATAAGACTGCTTACGTTTGGATCATACGTGAGCACTTGAGCCATCTGAATTTTAATAGGAAATTAAGAAAGAACGTCAAGCGCGTTTGACAACACTCACAGACCCTCCCCGTCGTTTGACTTGGGGTTCAGGCTGAGCAGGTCGCTGTGCCGCCCGTGGATTATAGTGTCGCTGATGGTACTGCCAAAATGCCGGGGATCCGACTCGGAAGTTCCGCCTGATAGGAGCCTTGTACCAAAATACGCAGTCGGTGATTCGGTTCGACTTGGAGGTGTTGTCCAACACCAGACACTCGTAGTTTTCTGTACACGCATCCATAACTTGAGAGAACTGGTCAAAGTTTGGAAAGACCCCGAAGAACGCCTTGTACAGATTCTCACGGTTCTGTCGGACGTTGTCACGGAGTGCAAAGACATAGTCTACGTTTGTACGGATCATAGGGGTCATGTCCATACAGTACTGTGTCGTCATCATGAAGAATATCTTCCAGTGGCGCCCATTCATAAAAAGTTGACGAATCGCCACATCACGCATAAAGGCCCTGTCGTACATACAGTCATCCATGAGGACAAAGACGGGACTACACTTTCCCACAGCCAAGAGCTTCTTTTGACGCTCTATGAGTTTCTCAAGGGCATCTTTGTTATAGTCTCCAAAAACAAAGAGATCGGGAATGAACTGTTTATAGTACCCGTTTCCTTCCTCAGTTCCAGACATGGCGATGCCGGCCGGCAAGTGTTTTTTGTGCCACAAAATGTCTGTAACCAGAGTTGACTTGCCCGTTCCACGCTTCCCTATAAAAACACAGACCTTGTCGTCCCCCATCTTGGATGGGTCGAACTTTCGGAGAGCCAAAGACATTCTCCTTTCCTGCAATTTTGAAACAAAATAGGATGTGCCCTGGAGCGCGCAAGTTGGACTGAAACAAATATTTCCATGTACTAGAAGACCGGCACTATGTCAGCCGGATATATACAGCTCGCCGCCCTTGGGCAACAAGATGCATATCTTACTGGCGAGCCGCAAGTGACGTACTTTTCGGGAATGTACAAGAGACATACGCCGTTTGTCCTTGAAGCATATGACATCCCTTTTAACGATCAGTATCTGACATATGGTGGAACGAGTATCTGTCACATTCCACCAAAAGGTGATCTCATACGAGGGCTTACGCTCAAACTCATACTTCCGGCACTGTATAACCCCGGAGGAGACTGGACATGGCCTTTGGCGCCAAGTGCAGGAAACGTTCCCCAGTTGTGGTTTGGCCTGATGGATGGAACTATAGTTTATGCACCTGGAAGCTTCAACGTACCGTACTACTCTACAAATGGGTATTCAACGTGGGCCTCCTCGTTTTTTCCTACATATGGAACGTACAATTCAAACGCAAACTATTTCAATTTTACGTACTCGACCGGAGGTGTCGGTCTTTCAAACGTGATTGTTCAGTCGACACCCACCGCAAATAATGCCGGGTCTTCTGTTTTCTGGGGACTAGACCCTCTTGGGTACTCTTACATAGACGCGTACGGAAATCTCGTGTATACGGCAACGTCAAATACAGTGGTACCAGCGCTTACGCTTCAGCAGTCCGGCTGGGTCCAAACGGCCGGCCAAGTCGTCAACACATTGACGGGTTTTTATATAGCCTTAATAAATCCCTTCCCTCTGACAAACTCTGTTCAATACCTAAACTTGAAAAAAAGTATTTCAAATAAACAATTATTCACAATTTACGATTCGACTGGTATTTTCCAGGTATCTGCTGGAGGAACTATTATTTTCAATACAGTTGGATACTACATTGTACGGGCCGGATTCAATTTGGATGTTGGTTCGGTTCTATCTTTGAGCTACGCCGTCTCCGGAAGTGACAACGCATCTGGAACTATTCCTTCGACTTTTGCATATACACAAACCTTCACGGTGTCTCCGACCCCTTCGTCCCCTGCCATTATTCCTATACTTGTTACAACTGCGGGAGCTTACTATTCCTTTTACATAACAACAAACAGTGGTGGGAACTTTATAAATGGTACATATATTTCTGGGTCATATGCAAGTGATTTATATCAGCTTTCAAATAACATCACTTTAACGAGTGCAAATTCTCAATACGGGTCACGTGTTCTCTTGTACGGAAACACGAGCCCTTTGAACTCGACCGTCACGCTGACAAAAACATCAAACCTGAACTTTAGCATAGATGGTCAGTATATAGTTACAGGGGTCCTGAGCGTCTCGAATGCGATTACAAGTAACCTGACTGAAGTGTACGTCACGAACGTAAGTGTCGGAAACACGACGAGCTCATATACATATGATATGTCCCAGCAGGGTCGCAACCCGACGTACGCCTTTTCTATACCCATTGTCGCAAGTAGCACGTCAAACTATTTCGTAAACGTCGCAACACAAATTTCAACTTCAAATTTATTGATAAATTCCTTTTTCACCGTGACGCAGACGGGTGTGACACAAAGTACTACTCCCGGTATTGTTGTACCGTATAACGGTATTTTGCTCCAATCAAACTCAACAACGCTCCAGACGCCTTTGAACCTGGCCAAAAACTTCACATCGAACGGAAACTCAAAAGCATTCGTTACAGTAAACCCTTCCGGGAACCTCGTCTTTTCAAACGTAGGGTCTTACATGATTACCGGAGTATTCAACACGACGAATTTTGTTTCAAATATCATCATCACAAACAGTAGCTCGAACTTTTTACAGTACTATAACCCGACGCTTGGGTACTCGACGTCTCCGCCCTATACCATATCCGTCCCTTTTCACATCTCGGATAATACAGCCTCTTACGGAATAACTGTTGTGACAACTCCATCCGGTGGGTTGGTCCAGTCGGGTACTTTCATCTCAGTCACCCCACTCGCTTCCCCGGTCACGTCGGGCAACTTTGGTGGAACTTTTGCGTACTATGACTCCGTTGGAACCCTTGCCATCGTCAACGCGGACCTCAAAGTGGGCGGGCAAACCATCCAGAGTCTTTCCGGTGAATACATAGAGGTGTGGAACGAGCTAAATGTTCCTTATGAAAATCAGCCAGGTCTTCAGCTTTTAACAGGAAAATACGATACACAGACGAGTGTTCCACCGCCCGGTCGTACATACTA